GGCATGGCGGGTCGAGGCGGGTCATGGTCTGGCAGGCGGGTCATGGTCTGGCGCGGTTGGGACTTGGCAGGGCACGGCGTGGTGGGCTCGGCGAGCTTGGCGCGGTCGCGGTTGGGTGCAGCACACTTGGGTGCTGGAAGGCCCCCGATTCCTTGATGGAACCGGGGGCCTTCGTCATGTAGTCGCAGGAGTTACGGAGCCAGCGCGGTGCCGTTCGAGTCCTTGACGTTTCCGGTCCAGACCTCGCCGCCAGATGCACAGCCATTGCTCTCGCCATACTCGAAGTTGCCGAATCGGTTGTTGGCAATCTGTACGTTTACTGCCACACCCTCTCGGCCGCAGTACAGCGTGTAGGTGCCACCGGCCAGCAGGTTGCCGACGATCGACACATTCGCATTCTGCAGGCCACCCTCGTCCCACATGATGATGGCCGACGTAGCCCCAGGTGTTGCCACAACGATCGTGTTGTGCTGAAACAGGATCGATGTCGCGCCCTGGTTGAACTGGGCCCCGTCGGTGTGGGCTCCGTTGGCGGTGGTCAGGTCGTGGATCCACGAGTCAGTGACCGTGGTGGTGCCGCTGACGTTCAGCCCGTTCTCGCAGCCGGCGATCTCGACCCGCAGCAGGGACACACCGTCCGAGCCGATGCAGGTGCCGTTGCCGCCGCTGCCAGTGATGGTCGAGTCGATGAACTGCAGCCCGGTGCTGAAGTTCTGCACCACCCAGAAGCAGTCGGCTGGCCCGTTGATCAGTACGTTGCGGAACGTGACGTTCGCTGCCCGCACCTCGATGCAGCCGTTGATCTGGGCGTTGGCGATGGTCTCACCGGCTGTAGTGAACTGCGTCCGGTTCAGCACCGTGAGGCCTGACGTTGCACCAGTGTTCAATGCATCTGGGAAGCCGCAGTTGATGGGCGCCGCCTGGCAGTTGTTGCCAGGCGTTGGGGTCGGCGTGGGTGTCGGCGTCGGGTTCACTGCCGGAGTCTTGGCGGTGAACGGCGCCGAGAAACCGGACAGGTTGCCGGCCGCGTCGAGCGCCCGCACCCGGTAGGCGTAGGTCGTGTTCGGCTGGAGTCCACTGTCGAGCCAGTCGGGGCTGGTGGTGGTGCCCAGGTTGGTGGTGCCGCGGTCGAACCGGTAGCCGACCACGGCGACGTTGTCGGTGGACGCCGTCCACGTGATCATCAGGCTGGTCGAGGATCGCGCCACCGCCGTCAGCCCGGTGGGCACTGATGGCGGGGTGCGGTCACCGGTGGCTGATGGGCTCGCCGAGGGACTGGCTGTTGGCGACAGTGAAGCCGATGGTGAAGCCGAAGGAGATGGGCTCGGATCGGTGCCTGGTGTGACCAGGCCCGTGATCGTGCACGAGAGCATCCACTCCTGAGCACCTACGCCCGGAACGATGGTGCAGTTCTGGACGGAGGGGACTGCGGCCATGACGGCACGGGGTGGAGCTGCTGCCGCCGCGGAAGCGGCGCCGATCACCACAGCTACCGCGCCGACTGCGATGTGCGTCGCGTACTGCTTTGCACGTTGCATATAGGTCATGACCCCACCATGACATGGATGTCACTGGGCTGGCGAGTCGACGTTGGGCAGCAGGTGCACATACTGCCGCAACCACACGCGAAGCACTCAATCCTCGCGCTGGTCGAATTCTCGCAGGCACAGCATGGCTGGGTGGGGCCTCGCTGTGGACGGCAGCTGTGGGTTGCGCAGCCAGAACTGGTGGCCGCGCTCGGCGTGCAGGCGCCTGGTTTCGTGGCTGGCCCGGACCGACTGTCCTACGTAGACGCACCACTGGTCGGGGCCGACCTTGCGTGTCGGCAGGCGATCTCGACGGCCGCGACGATAACACCCCCACCCAGGGATAAGAATGCGCATTCACATCCCTGCGTACGGGTACATTTTTTCGCCGCGAGCGCTCCTATCCCCATCTGCAGCCCTTGCCATTATGATTCGGGGCATGGTAGTGGGCGCTTTTGTGCTAGTCGCGCTGGCCGTGGCGCGATTCACGTTGATGGTGACAAGCGACCGAATCATGCTCCCCTTTCGTCGCTGGGTCGTCAATACACTCGGCGAAGAGTCGATCTGGAGCTACTACGCGCACTGTTCGCGTTGCGTAAGCGTCTGGGTAGCACTGCCAGGGGCGGTTCTGTGGGGGACCCTGACGCTGCCACTGCACCAGTGGTGGCTGATTGCGCCAGCCTGGTTTGCGCTGTCCTATCTCACTGTCCTGATGTCCCGCCTGGAGGAGAAGGACTAGTGGCGTTTCTAGGTGGCCGGAAAAATGCGGCACTCACAGCGGCCGTAGCGGCTCCCGAACAGAAACCCCCGCGCCGCAACTCCCTCATCGCCTCCGCCCTTCGGATCCGCTTCGACGAGTCCTCATACAACTCGTATCGGTTCCGCGACGAGGCATGGCAAAGGGAGCTTTGGAGGTTATTCCGAATCACTCCCGAGCTTCACTTTGCCGCCAGCTGGGTCGGACAGTGCTGCTCCCGGGTTCGGATCTACGTGGCAGACGTTGACGAACTCGGCCGAGTTCAAGGCGAAACGAAGAACAAGCAGATCCAGTCGTTGAGTGATTCGCTACTTGGGGGCCCCACCTCCAAGGCTGAGCACCTCCGGATGATGGGCATTGACCTCAGCGTCTCGGGCGAGTGTTACATCATCGGTCGCCCAGGCGATCTAGGTCCCGACAAGTGGTTCATCGTCACCCCGACCGAGTTCCGTCGGGTACGAGGCAGCAACGGTGAATGGGACTGGGCCTGGGGCCCCAAGGGCAACCCGCTGAAGTTGGACCTGGAGAAAAACGTCATCACCCGGGTCTGGAACCCGGACCCGGAACGCGTTTGGTGCGCCGATTCGCCAGCCAGGGCCTGTTCCCTGATTCTGCGGGAGCTGGAACAGCTCACCAAACTTGTCGCCGCCGAGATTGACTCCCGGCTTGTCGGCAATGGCCTGCTCATCATCCCGAACGACCTTGACCTGCCGCAGGAAGAAGGTACCACCAACAACGCCGACTCCCTGATGGTCCGAATGGCCACCGCCGGTGCCCAGGGGCTCAAGGGTGAAGGGTCTGCGCTCGGCGTCCTGCCGCAAATCATCGAGGCCCCAGACCCGGACCGATTCCGGCACCTAACCCTGTCAACGGAGCTATCGAAGAACGCCCACGAGCTTCGCAAAGAGTGCATCGAGCGACTCGGTGTTGGCATGGACATGCCGCCAGAGATTCTGACTGGGACCGGCGGCGAAAACCACTGGAACGCGTACCTCATCGAGGGTCAAGGCATCAAGACCCACATTGAGCCGCTCATGAACAGGATCTGTCAGGCGCTGACGGAGGCCTATCTTTACCCAGCCCTCGCCCTGATGGGCAAGGATCCAGTCCGCTACACCTACGCGTTCGACACCTCCCCTCTGATGGTTCGCCCGCAGCGACTGCAGGACGCCTTGAACCTGTACGAGAAGGGCATCATTTCTGCGCAGGCTGTCCGCGAGGCTGGCTACTTCAAGGACTCCGACAAGCCCGAGATCCAAGAGTCCGCAGCCCGCCTGACGACCGAAGTGCTGCTGCGCGACCCGCAGCTGTTCCAGAACCAGGCTGTGCGTGAGGCGGTCGGCGTCCCCGAATCCGTCATTCCGCAGCTGTCGATGGTGGCACCAACAGCGCAGAGCATCGGACTGGGGGCCAACGGCGGCAGTAGTGGTAGCGGCCCGCCTCCGCCGTTGCCGCCGCCCACGGGTATCCAGTCCGAGCTGCCTCCGCCGATCCCCGACACCTTGGGCAAGGTCGGAGCACCGCCGGTCCAGCCGGGCGGTCCAATCGGCCGGCCGCCGGACGGCAGTCCTCCGCCAACAGGCCTGACCGCTTCGGCGATGACGACCCAGCAGATGGGCGTCGTCGTCCTCGCCGAAGCCACCGTGCGCCGGGCGCTGGAGCTGGCCGGCAAGCAGCTCCTCGACAAGAACAACCGCAACCGGTGGCCCGACGTGCCGGCCTACGAGCTGCACACCCGGATCAAGGTGGAGGACGCGGCCAGGGCCAACCGGCTGTTGCTGCGCGCCTGGGGTCAGCTGGCCGGCCTGGTCGCTGTCGTTGATGAGCGGTTCGACGTCGACCCGCTGGAGCAGAGCCTGCACAAGTACTGCGCGAATCTGTTGGTACGCGGCGTGGCACACCAGCCGCCAATGCTGCTGACACACCTCATCAATGATGGGGTGATCCGTGGGGGCTAGCCGTGAGGCCGAGGACGGCGTTTTCCGGATGGCCAAAGAAGGTCTCGTCCGGTGGCTGGGTCGTGCCCGCGAAGCAGTGATGGCACCGTGGCGCCAGTACCGGGCGGCGCCGAATCCGACGGCGATTGCCTCAACGGTTCCACTGTGGAGGGCTCAGGTCGACCGGATCCTGCCGGCGTTGACTCCCGCACAGAAGGAAGGGTGGGCCGCGGCGCACCTGCCAGGCGACTACGAGCCCAACGATCCGTTCATCAAGGCCAACCTTGCTCTTACTTACAATCTTCTTGTTCGTATTCCGGACGAGGTGCACGCGATGGTCGTGGCCGCCATCCTCGAAGGCGCCCAGCGCGCTGAGTCGACCGAGCAGATCGCGAATCGGGTCGACGACATCCTCACGTTCACCGGTTCAGAGAACTGGACATCAAGGGCCCGGACGATTGCTATTACGGAGTCAACCAGGCACCGTAATTCTAGTTTGTTGGCGCATGGTCTGCTGTCGGAGAGGAACGGTCATCAAGACATCTCGAAGCAGTGGGACACAACCATGGACAACAAGGAGCGCCCAGCACACCATGACGCCAACAACCAGGTGCGCCCACTGGATCAACCATTCATCGTCGCCGACGTTCCCATGATGTACCCAGGGGACCCCTTGGCTCCACCGGACCTTGTTTGCGGCTGTCGATGCGATCTGAAGCTTTTGCTTGGAAGGAGGGCCTGAAATGGCAGTCAAGTGGAGGGGCCTCGTGGCTCCTACGGAGGTTCCCACCGGCGATGGTCGGATGTTTGCGGCGGGGAAGTTAACCAGCCGCCCGATGCCGCTTCCGCTGATGGTTCGGTTCGGCTCCGGCGGTCACGATGGTGCCACGGTCGTGGGGAAAATCAACCGGATCTACGACGGCCCTGGTGGCTACTGGGCTGAGGGAGAGTTTCTTGACCCGACGATGGTTCGAGAAGTTCCCAAGGCGATCTACATGCTCAACAATAAGGTCATGGGCCCGTCGGTTGACTTAGATCGGGACTTCACCGTCAAGGCTGTGAAGCACCCGACCCGACCCGACAAAAAGGCCGGGCTCTTCGAGGAGTACAACGTCATCGGCGCCACCCTCGTCCCAATGCCCGCCTTCTATCAGGTGCACATGTCCATCGACAGCGATGAAGACAAGGCCCTCGTCGCGTCCGTCATGCCAGACCTCGACATGACCGACTGGCACCCGTTCGCCGTCAACGGCGACAGCTGGAAGCAGTGGCCGCTGGCCCCACGCGACTACAAATTCGACGCCGACGACGCAGTCAAACGCATCGCCTACTGGTCCGGGATCGGCTCGAAGGAACCCAGCCTGGACAACTACGCGTCCGCGTTCCTGTGGCGTAACGGCAACCAGGTTGGCGACAGCCTGGCGCAGGACTCCTTCCGGCTGCCGCTGTGCGACATCATCAACAATGAGCCGCACCTCATCTACCACGCGGCGTACGCCGCGGCGGCGCTGCTGTCCGGCGCCCACGGTGGCCTGCCGAACATCCCCGAGGAAGACAAGCAGGCGATGATCCCGGTCCTCAACGAGGTCTACGCGGCCTGCGCGAAGGCGTTCGGCGATCCGAACCTGACGTCGCCGTTCCTGAAAGGTCAGCAGGAGCTGCAGTACTCGGCCCAGGATGGCGAGGACTGCGGGTGCGACGACCTCCAGTCCCATGTTGAGCCGCTCAAGACCTACAACGCAGCCAATGGCAGGTTAACCATCGTCAGTTCTGATGGCACTACGACGGTGGTTCCGGTTGAGAATTTCACCATCACTTTTGCGCCGATCCCACCGGACGTCGTGAAGAGCATTGGGCAAGAAGAAAAGCCGTATGGGCCTAATGGTTGTCATCTTGACGATGGTTTCTGCCTGACGTGCGGTTACTGAGGAGAAGATCATGGCCGACACCAAAAAGCCTTACGGAAACGTCGATTATGCAGATCCTGGCTACAGAGAAGGGGTCAAGCGCTACCCCTTGGACTCTGAGGAACATTGCAAAGCGGCATGGGCGTACATCAATATGTCGAAGAACGCCAAGTTCTACAACGCCGAGCAGCTCAAGTCCATCAAGGGGCGCATCATGGAGGCCCTGGAAAAGTACGGAGTCGAGGTTTCGGATGAGGCCAGGGAAATGGGCGCTGCTGCTGTTTCGTTGGACGACGACGCCGCCGCGCTGCTGGCATCGGTCGCACCCCTGGCCCCGCCGTCCGCTTGGTTCGCGAACCCGAATCTCAAGGCACCCACGCCGCTGACCATTGACGACGACGGCCACGTCTTCGGCCACCTTGCCCAGTGGAAGGTGTGCCATGTCGGCGTCGGCAACAAGTGCGTCATGGCCCCGAAGACCCGCACCAACTATCAGCTGTTCCGCGTCGGCACGGTCCGTACCGACGACGGCAAGACCGTTCCCATCGGCAAGATCACATTAGGCACTGGTCACGCCAGCGACCGGTGGGGCATCATGCCCAGCCGCGAGCACTACGACAACACTGGCTGGGCCGCGGCCATTGTCAACGTGGGTGAAGATCGGCACGGCATCTGGATTAGTGGCTCATTGACCACGACAATGACACCAGAACGTACCGCTGAACTGCGTGCCTCATCGCTTTCCGGCGATTGGCGCGAGGTCAACTACAACCTGGAGCTGATCGCAGCCCTGGCGGTCAACAGCCCAGGCTTCCCGATCTACCGGGAACAGGGTGGCCAGGCATTCAGCTTGATGGCGGTTGGCGTCATCGGCCAGGAGGAGGAGTACATGGACGAGGAAGCGGAGTTCTCCGTCGAGGAGATGGAAGAGGCCACCGGCTTCGCCGCCGCCAAGGACGCTGACGTCGCCGACGAGGAAGTCGACCAGAGCGACGGCGAAGCTGGCGACGAGGACGACGACGGTGAAGACGATGATGATGCTGAACTGTCGGCTCGGGTAGACCGTTGGAACCTGATCGAGGAAGAGCTGGAAGAGCACCAGCTGGACCGCCGTACTGCACAGCTGGCGGCAATCGACGACGAACGGATGGCGCTCGCGGAGAAGTCTGAGCGGCTTGCTGAACCAGCCGGCGCTGTCTCGCCGACCGCTGAAGAAGACGCCGTCTTCATTCAGTACAACGCCCGTTTCCAGGCGCTCGCACAGCAGGAGTAAGGACGTTTCGTGGCCATTGACCTCGGCCGGTGGAAGCCGGAACTGCACCCCCGCGACTCCAAGGGTCGGTTCCGTGACAAGTGGGGCCTGTCACCAAAGGCCCGGTCTGCAGTTGACCGGCTTTTGGCGAACTTCACTGACGCGCCAAGCCTTCGCAGCAACGCTCATGCTGCGAGCTATCTGCGTACCCAGGCACCGAAGAGGTCGGACCGTCAGAAGGAAGTTATCCGGAAGTTCTTGAGCCGCGAAGGTAACGAGAACATCCAGTCGACGTTACGGGCCGGCGACAAACCGACTCCTGACATCGAAGAACTTCGCGGCATGATGGTGCCGTTGAAGCACGACTTGATCCTCAGCCGAGTTGTTGGTCCTGACGCGTTTGGTCTGCGCGCCGAGGACATCGACAGCGTCGAAGAGTGGTCTGGTCAGAACGTGATGGACAACGGCTTCTCGCCGATGAACATCGGTGACGCCTACCAGGTGGCCGGTCCTCACGTTGAACTGCGGATGCTGGTTCCAAAGGGCACCCCGGCGCTCATTGTTGGCGGAGACGGCAACAGCGCCGACGATGCTCGCACCATCATCCTGCCTGACGGCATTCCTCAGCAGAACATCAAGTTCGAAAAGGATGGCCGCGGCGGCTGGTACGGCATGTCCGTGGTCGGCGATGGCGTCGGCACTGGTACCGGCAAGCCAGCTCGGGCCATCGCAGGTCGACCGCTGCCAGCTCGGGACAAGTCACCGGCCATTGAGGCCACGCCGGATGAGCTGGAGCGTCGCGGCATCTCCCCGGAGGCCGCCGGAGTCCCCGCCCCACAGGAACAGCCTGGACGGTTCGGACCGGCGCAGCCAGCCGCAGGAGCCGGACAGCAGGTCCTTCCGCAAGCCCCAACGGTCCAGAGCATCCCCAATCCCGCTGCAACGGGACCGGTGGGTGAGGCTCCCCCGGCGGTTGCGCCAGCGGAGGCCATCGAGAAGGCCGGCGGCCAGGTTCCAGTCGGCGCCGGTCAGGTTGTCGACGAAGGCACCGACGTCACGCCGCGGAAGAAAATCACCCAGCGGCCCAGTCGTCAGGTCGTCAGCGAGGACGTGGCGCAGGCCGCCGACGCCAAGCAGCGTGCCGACGCAGCCGAGAAGGCAGTCCAGGCCCGACAGGCTCGCCTCGACGCAGCCGAAAAGGTCCTGCAGGTTCGGGAGGCTCGCGCAGCTGAGGAGCGGGCCGCCGCGGCCGAGCACATGGCCAAGGCGAACGACGCCCAGGCCAAGACGATCGACCAGCAGGCCGGCCTCATCGACCGGCTTATCGGCCAGGGCGGCGCACCAGCCGGTCAGCCGCCTGCGCAGCCCGAGAAGTCCGAGGGTGGCACCACCACTGCCGGTCTGAGCGAAACCGCCAAGGACAACGTCCTGCGTCGGGTCCGACCCGAAGGCACCACCGAAGAAGATGTTCGCCAGCAGAAGCTGGCCAAAGCTATCCGCGCCGAACGTGGGCTGCCCGCAGATGGCTCCGGCGACAACGTAGCGCCGGCCAAGAAGACGGCCAGAGCGGCACCGGCGGCACCGAAAAAGGCCCCGGCTGCCGCACCCGCGAAGGCTGCCCCGGAGCAGCCGCAGATCAGCGACGAGCAGTTGCGTTCGGCCGCTTCGTTCAAGGGTGATCACGAAGGCGAACTGACGCCGGTAGAGCGCGACGAACTGACCACCGTCGCCAACAACGACAACCTTCAGACCAACTACTGGGGCCTGCGGTCTGGCGGCCTGAATCACGTCAAAGCACTGCAGCAGACGCAGGAGTTGAAGAGCCAAACCGCTCTCAAGGCTGCGAAGGTTCCGGCGAAGAAGGCTCTGCCGACGCGCCCGAACCACATCGGCGACCAAATCCGCGGCAGCCAGTTCAAGGACCTGCGCCCCGGCGACGTGGTGGAGATTCCCTCCCGCGGCGGCCGGCCAGCACGTGAGGCCACCGTCGACTTCGTGGACCAGAAGAACGGTACCGTCCACTTCACCGACGACTCGAAGATCACCCCCGCTGGCGGCGCAATCAAGGTCGTGTCGCAGGGTGACCTGAAGCCGTCTCGTACCGCGCAGGCGCGGGCGAAGAAGATAGCCGATAAGGCTGTTGCTGGGCTTGGAACGAATGAGGCGATCCGTGGTGGCCGCACCGGAACGGCCGAGGTTGGTCGGACCGGAAAGGTCATCAAGGTAACTCCGGAGCAGGCTGCCAAGAACCTGGACGGCAAGGTTGCGGATCTGCGCAAGCTGCAGGTGCAGCTGGGCGACCAGGCCCCGCCTGAGCTGCCTCAGGTCATCGACGGCCTGGAGAAGGAAGCCGCGCGGCTGCGCGGTGAAGGTGGGCCATCTGCGACGGAGGCGAAGAAGACCGCGTCGGCTGTGAAGCGTGCCGCGAAGAAAGTCGCGAAGGAACGCGTCGAGGCTGGCGGCGAGAGCCCGCTGGAGGTGGAGCGGCCGGCTGCCGCGAAGAAGGCGACGCGGCTGGCGAAGAAAGTTGCACCAGGAGCGGCGCCAGCTAAGGCCATCAAGAAAGCTGCGCCGGAGAAGCCGGTCATTACCACCCGCGCGACGCCAGTATCCAGGATGGACGACGCCGACATACTGGCCGAGGCGGCCAAGATTGAGGGCGCACCCGAGACTCCTCGCCAGCGAGCGGTGCAGCGTGCTGCGGACCGGATTCAGGCTCGTGATGCGCGGGCGGCGAAGAAGACTGCACCCGCGGCGAAGGCGACAAAGGCTGCCCCCGCGAAGAAGGAGGCTCCGGCCAAGGCTCCGGCCAAGGCTCCGGCCAAGGCTCCGGCCAAGGCTCCGGCCAAGGCTCCGGCCAAGGCTCCG